TTGCCTCAACTACATCTGCGTTTGTGATATTAGCTGAAAAAGTATAGTCGCCAAGATTATCTGCTAATACTGTGCGAGTTCCGTTATATGGACTCAAGCAACCAGCAATAACTACCGATTGGCCTTCGGTAAATTCATGCACGCCAACAGTTGTAAATGTGGCAACATTATCTTGTAAAACTGTTTTTTGAACTGCGCTCTTAAATGTAACTAACATTGGCAAAATAGTGTTTTCGCTAGTGTCTATTATGCCATCTAGATATGTGTCATTATATAAAGCAGACGACACACCAAGCACAGATCGCAACTCGGTGGCTGTAATTATACTTGGCATGTCATCTCCTTACTCCCTTAATGGATGCCTAGGATCGGGAGCAACCCTAGGCACTCAATTAAATTAAGCTACTGATAACTTACGGAATGCTGCTGGGTAGCGATTAACTACTGCAACATAACCATAAATACCGATCTCAATGCGTCCGTTTGCTACGACATTGGCGCGGATTTCTAGAGTTCCACTCTCATGGAATCTCATAGCTTGTGATGGGTAAATCAATGCGTGCTTAGCATTTGCATTGTCACCTGTGTAGTTAGGATCTACAACTAGATCTAATCCAGCAACTGTACCATTTGTACTGCCCTGAGTAATTAAACCATTGGCATTCTGAGGATTTGCTGCTGCGAATAGTGGACGACCATCTGCAACTGCACCTAATAGTCCAGCGAAATCAATTCCATTTGTTCCACCTGAAGGTGCAACTAATAGACGATTTGGTGTGAAGCGCATTTGGCCATAAGAATCTGCAATTCCATCAGCGATTGCTGCATAGATTGTTGCGCCTGATGATCCTGCTGCTGCTTCTGATGCAATTTGTGCTGCATAAGCATCTGTCTTTTGTGCGTAAGATCCAGCTAACTCTCTTAAATAAAGATCTATAAATGCAGGGTCAGATCTATCAGCGAGCTCTTGATTTATTACCCCAGCGCCAGCAAATTTGACCACATTATCTTCCTGAAATGTAACAGTTGTATCTGTTGAGCTATATTCTGAACCTTCAGTAGTTAATGCAACTGTTGCTTGTGTTCCCAACTTAGGAGTAAAAATTTTCATTCCTGTTGCTGGTAGTGGAGCGCGCTCAATTGAATCAATAAATGGTCGGCTTGAATCAATTATACCAATTAGATCGCGTAAGTAATTTGGTGGAACAGTTCCTGTATTTTCTGAAACTGTTGCAATTTGTAATGCAGCAACTAGGTCGCGTGCATCTGTATCGCCTTGGATTGCACGAATTTGTGCGTTTACATATTGTCCAGCAGTAACATTTGTGTCAACGCGTGGCTTTGTGTATGCCATGTATTGAGCAGTTACAACTGGAGCTTGTGCCGCTTCTACCGCTTCGGTCGCGATAGGAGCTTCAGAATTAATCTCTGACACTTTGTTCTCCTCTGTTGTTGTATCCTCAGCGGCTGCTTCGGAATCCTCTGTTGTTGTGCTCGCTGCTATTTCTGAAACGCGAGCTGAGTCAATGGCCGGTTCGGTGACAAGTGATACCTCTTGCAAGGAACTCGACTTGATGCGTAACACGCCTTCCTCATTTTTCCATTCGTTGATTTTTACACCAACTGAAAATCCATCTCTTAAACCTTCGGCAGCTTCTAGTAATGAGTCATCGCCAGCGATTGTTGCTGCAACTTTGAATGTGGCTTCAATGCCATTCTCATCAGCTGTAATATCCATTAATTTACCGATTGGTCGAGTGCGATCATGCTCAAGTAATAATTTAACTGGCTTTGAGAAATCAATTGAATCTTTTTCAAATACTGTTGCTCCAGCGCTGGTCATGCCTAATTCATTCCAAGCAACGATCTTGCCTGTTATGGTTCGCTTTTTTGAATCGGCTGCGGTTAGTGTTATTGGGAAATTAATCTTCATCGGATTAAGTCCTCCTCCTCTTGGATTTGCTCAACGCTCATCGCGCCAATGCGGTTTAGGATTTCATAGACTTGCGCTCGCTCTAATGCTGAGCCACGCAAGAAATCATCAATATCAAATCGAGTTTCAATTCCGTTAGGGCAGAAATCGGCTTGGGATAATCTTTGCTCAATTGCAGTAAGGATTGGTCGTAATGAAAAGTCAATAAGTGCTTTTCTTTCGGCTGTCATGTTTGAATAAGTCATACTGGTAGTTTCAGCAGATACGAATGATGCAGGGATACCAGATGCTCTTGCAATTTCTAAAGCAAGGTATTGACGAGCTTCATTTAATTGTAATTTAGCCGGATCAAATCCTAAAGCCTGTAATTCAACATCGGCATTTAAGAATGCAGTTGATCTTGTTGATCTTGATATTTTCCATGACTCTAATAACTTTGTAATTCGCTCTGGAGTTAAATTTGTGCCATTTGACTTTAACACCATTTGTGGCATAGGCTCTTTTGCATACATTTCAGCAGCTTGCTCTAATGATGCAGCAGCTTTGATTGTGCGACCTGCTCGATTAAGTATTCCTTCATCTAATCCGTTAAATACAATTAGCGAACCTAATCCATATGGTGGCACTCGTTTTCCATCAACTGTGTAATACTCAATTTCGGTTGAGTTACCATTTAATGAAGCAAATACTCGACCCGGAGCAATTCTTGTCCATGCTCTAATTCTTGATGCATCTGTGGCTGCATAAGCATCCATTACCATTCCATAAGCAACGCCATAAAGTAAAAGATCTTCAGCGATCCATGAATAAATTGCTGAACCTGCAACTCTTGGATCTGGTTGCATAATTACGCGATTTGGTCTTATGTGTTCATTTGTAAAATGATTATATTGTTCAATTGGTAAAGATCCGACTGTTGAACAAATTATATTTCTTGCACGCGCTCCGGCAGGTATCGCCATGTATTGTTCACGCGTTGCAGTTGTAGTTCCAAATAAAATTCCGCCAACTAATTGTTGAGCGTTGTAAGGTGAGAGTGATGCAGCTACATCAACTGGATTTTCTTGCGTTGCTCTAAATCTATCAAATAATCCCATTAGCATATAATATACCATAAAGTCAACAAATTACGCTATTTGAATATCAACTTCCGTTTCTACCTGTGTTGCAAAATAGGTTGCTAAAGCAGATGCCACAGCTGCACAAACTGCGACTCTACTTGCTCTCCTACCGATGATCCATGACCCATCCCCATAGGGCAGTTTCGCAGCGGATAGTGTTTGCTGAGTCAATTCCTCTTGACCCCCATGCTGTAATCGATGGGAATTAATTGCGCCTAACCATCGATCGCATGATTCAGCATATATCGCCCCATCCATGTCTGTAATAGGAATTCCAGCAGGAACTAACCGACTTGCGACGGCTTGTGCAGTCCTTTTGGAATAAGCGACAGTCTGAACATTATATTTTCTAACATAAGGTGCAATATCGTTTGCAACCGCTAAATCATTGATTGAATAATCATTTGACCATGTATGAAGCAAAACTAAATTAAATTTCTCACCCGGAAGTTTTTGGGTAGCCACTAAAGCGCCAAATTTCCGATCTGGACTTAAATCTAATCCAAACCAAGTTGGCTTGTCAGGGTCTAATGGTATTGGGTCAGTTCTACACATTTCCCATTTTTGTGCATCAATAGCAGAATTGATTGTATCTACCCATTGGGCTAAAACCTCAGTTCTAACAATATCTGGTGGATCATTTATTACAGCTCTTAAATTATCTGGGTGGATCGTTATGCCTAGTGATGGGTTGGCTTGAGCAAATGCAGGCCAGTTAATATCGCCAGTTGACGGATCTAGAATTGGCGCATCTGGTTCAGCACTCCACTCAAACCAACCAATCGGATCGTTGGTCGTAGCTGAAGCCAACGCCCTCTCGCGTAATTTGTTAAGGATTACAGAATGTTGATCTCCGGCTGAAGAATAGATCCATACCTGCGGATTCTTGGCAGCCATCATGGAATAACGCATACTTGACCAAGCGTCTTCATCTTTGTATTCTCTTAATTCATCTAAATGGATTGTTTCAGGTTTAGATAAACCTCTAGCTGCATTGTTGGCAGCCTTTACCACAAATCTCCTATTGCCCTTTAATTCGATTTCCTCTGCACCATGTTGCCATCGTATCTTTTTAACTTCACTTGCCAATTTGTCATTCTGCTCAATATGGGTAACTATCTGTCTAAAGGTTTCAAGTGATGTTGTAAGTCTATGAGCTGAGGCCAATTGCAGACCCTCATGCCAAACATACATTCCGGTCAAGATTCTGAGCATCATCAAAGTTGACTTACCCTGTTGTCTGGCCATGATTAGCCCAAGCTCAGAATGAGCCCATCTACCATCTGGTCGGATTTTGTGGCCATGAATACAGACGAACTTTTGCCATTCCATAAGCTGGAGGTTGATCTCAGCTGCGAACTCAATCATTTCATGACCTTTAGACGGCAAATCATTAAGTTTGGAACAAATACGCGGAGTTTGCACACCTCCTAATTCTGATTGAGCCTGAATCGAGTCGATCAATTCTTTTTCAAAATTGTTCAAAGCGATCCGGTCTGATCGTGAGCGATCGAGGTGTTTTGTGGGTTAGAAAAGGAAAGGGGGGTCGGTGGTGTTCTCTTGCTCACAAAAAACCGCCCACCCTTCGAATAATTAC